TGGGTTTTATGGCTAAACTCAGTTTAGAAATAAACAATCTTTCCAAAGAACTAGGTGCTGCTACGGGCTTTGGAGATAAATTTAATAACGAAATTGCGAGAATGGGTCAGAAAGGTATGATGGCAGGTATTGGCTTTGCCGAATCTGCAGATGCTCTAACAAAATTAACCGAGGGTCTATCATCTTTTAATCCAAATGCGGAAGCAACAAATGAATATGTTGGGATGACTGTTGCTAGACTAGCAAAGCTTGGCGTTGGTTCAGCAAAGGCAGTGGAATCTATCGACCATCTTCAAAGATCAATGGGAATGAGTGCCAAAGCTGCGGCGGATATGACAGCCGAAATAGCAAGAATGGGCAAAGAAATCGGAATAACAGGAACAAAAATGATTAATGATTTTGTTGCACAGTCTGGACGATTGGCTATCTTTGGACAAAAGGGGACTCAAGTATTCAAAGAATTGGCAGCTGCAGCAAAGGCAACCGGTATTCAGATGGCTACCTTGGTTGGTATAGCAAAGAAATTTGATACATTTGAAGCCGCAGCAACACAAGTGTCACAACTTAATGCCATTTTGGGAACGCAACTTTCATCTCTAGAGATGCTTCAAGCATCAGACTCAGAAAGAATATTGATGTTAAAACAACAAGTTCAAATGTCTGTTGGAAATTTTGAAAATCTAGACAAATTTACAAAAATGTATGTTGCCCAAGCGATGGGTGCAAAAGATGTTGCAGAGGCACAAAGAATCCTTAATATGTCGACAGCAGAATATCAAAAATATACCGCTGGACAACAAAAGGCTGCTGATGTGCAAGCAGAACTAGCAAAAGCTACAGAAGAGGTTGTTCCAATGATGCAACAACTTAAACTCGCAGGCATGCAACTTATGATGGCGTTTAAGCCTGTGATCTCATTTTTCACTGGTTTTATAGGTGTTCTCTCTGAAATCATTGGCGTCGTTGGAAGCTTGGCTCAAGGTATAGGCGACATTATTGGAGTCACAGAAGAAGGCGGTGTTACATTGGAAAGGGTCCTTGGTGCGATGATTGTTGGTTTTATCGCCTTCAAAGTTGGACTCTTGGCTGCCTTAGGTCCAATCGGCTGGACAGTGTTGGCTCTTGGTTCATTGTGGGCCATCTTTCATAAAAAGGGATCCCCAGAACTCTGGGATCTTCCAAATCATGCTGGTGCAGGCTATGAAAACATGGCAAACTCTATGGGTGTTGCAAATGAAGCAGCACTAGCTACAAGCGCATCAATGAAAAAAGTTCACGACTCTATGCACAAGGCAGGAGGCAAAAGTTTTAGCATTGAAGCAATGGCAAAATTAGATACAGAAAAGATTGCCGCTGGTTTAACAAAAGTAAAGTCAGCAATGATGGAGCTTTCAACACTAAAGATTGATGGGTTCTTAGCAATGTCAACAGATGGAGCAAAATCATCAATTGTTATGGGATCACAAGGAGTGATAAAGAGCTTAAGTGAAGGTAGATTGGCTATTGATGTTAATATGCCTGAGATAGCATTGCCTCCGATTAATGTAGTTGTAAAAGTCAATGATGCCAACTTAGCTGGTGTGATCGATGCAAGAGTTGAAAAGAAGGCAATTACATAATGTCTAAATTTCCAAGCCCTTTTTCTGCCACAACTGGTTCTTACAACTTAAGTAGCGTAAGTGATTCAAAACACGTTATTTATTTTGGTAGCGCACCAACCCAAAGAATTGTAGCAATTAAGGTTTTTTTGGAATCTTTTAAGATTAATCTACAAAAAGAAAAAGAGGTAATCAGTTTTTCCAATCAACACACTAAAAAGATTAAAGAGAAAGAAGGGTCTTTAAATTATGATATATCTTTAAATATGCCGGCTTATAATATTGATGAAGCTAGAAATAATTTAGCCAAAATTGAAGAGCTACAAAAGTTAATACAAAGTGGTCGAGATTGGTCTACAGAAACAATATCTAAACAACAACCAAATGGAACCTTCAAAGACATAACAACCAACGCCGGCTTTGCCCCTCTTTGCAAAACCAGATTGCCTTTGTTTTGGGTTTACTTTAGAAACTTAATAAATGGAGGGAGAAAGATAACAACTTCAAAGATATTGTCTTTCGAGCAAATTATAATGCATGGATTCCCTTGTTATATTGAGAAAGTAAATTACGAACCAGACCTTGAGTTGGGCTTTTTTGAATCTGATGATTATCTTTTTCCAAAAAATATTAAATTATCCTTGGTATTAAATTATGAAAACCAATCAATGTTCAATGGGGATAGTAATTTATTTAACAATAAGGCTATAGATTCTTATGATATCTCTGGTTTTAAAGATAAGTACGACACAGGGCTTTGGCCGTTTCACATATCAAAATCTGTTAATGAAACAAACGATATCAAAAGCGAGACAAAGAGATATATCAAAGGCAACTCATACATGTTTATCTCAAAAGAAAGAGACCCCAATATAGAAGTGGAAACACTTAGTCTCAGCGTGACTGCTGGTGGAAGTGTTCAGGCAGCAAAGACGGAATCAAAACCTCAAACAAAATTAACAGATAAAGCTTGTCCAAAATATGTCATATTTGATTTATTTTTGGACTCTTTTTCCAGAGACGTTTCATATGAATATGCTAAATCACCAGCAGGAGCTGCTAGCGTATATTCAAAAGTAGTTGGGGACTCTAATGTTTTTAAGGGCCTTTATTATAATCTTAAAATTAATTGCGTCTCATATAACATTAATCAAGCTAAAAAAAACTTAGGTAAATTACAATTGTTAACAAGAATGTTTTACAAAACTAGGTGGAATGGATTAAATCCTTTGAAAGTCCCAGAAGGATCAAAAAAATCAGAATATTTACAAAAACTATTTGTTTATATTCCAAACATGATAGAAATGCCTAATACTGGTGCGAAGAAACAATTCCTGAAAGACATGGGAGACTCATCGATTCCTTTATTTTTAGAGGAGTTGTCATATGACATGGATTTAGATCAAGGATTTTTTGAGGAAGAAAAATATTTATACGCAAAAGCTTTTTCAATAACTTTTAAATTTTTCTATCCGGATAACGACTTAATATTAAATTATAGCGTTAAAAATGAAGGAAATTATGTCACGTCAGATGACCAATACTATTTTAAACAAGGCCAAAACCCGACTGTAGTTAGGAGCAGTGAAGATGCTTTGCTTTTTCCAATGGATAAGCAAACAGTAAAAATTGGAAAACCACCAAGACCAAAACAAGGAAGATAGACAATGCCAACATACCCAAATATAAACTTTGCAATGTTACAAACAGACATGTATTTTGAATATCTTCAAAAACGTGGTTTGAAATTTATAAAAATTCAAAGAACCAAAACATTTGAGAAAACAATTGATTTAGAAATACAAGTGAGAACAGAACACGTCTGGTCTTATGGTGACAACTTAATGAAACTGTCACAAAAATACTATGGATCAGCTGACAGTTGGTGGACTATTGGATTTGTTAACAAGAAACCAACCGACGCTCATTTCAAAATAGGAGATATTGCATTAATACCCAATAATCCATTAGTCATAATGGAGGCTTTGAGATAAGTGGCATCAGGTAATGAATACATTGATTGGTCTCTAGATTCAACAACATCCAAACCACTCTCGGCGACTGGTAAGATCAAAAAATTAACCAATGGAGAATGGTCTAGTTACACAATAAATACAGGAGTTGCAAAACCTCAAATATACATTCATTCTCAAGGCTCGGCGGTGCCAGTCTCTGGTGCCAAATATAAAAGTCCATGGGTTTTTTTGGTTAAAGAAGGTGGTGATCCAAATTGGGAAAAAGATTTCATCAACGCTAATAAAAAGGAAGCTCGTAAGCTTTTTGACAAATATATATACCCAATGGCAATTAAAGCATTCAGAGTTTGGGGTGTTGAGGAGTTATCGGATCCCAGCTTGACACTTGAAAAAAATCTATATACCGAGTGGGAGCGCAATCTAGATCCGGACAAAGCATTTAAAAAAATGCGGCAATCTTTTCCCAGCACTGTCAACTTTTATGAAGTGGAATATTATTCACTGGGAATAACTGATCAAGGAGGTGGATATACCTCGGTTCCATATTTAGCCAATACTTTTGGCTGGAGTGAATATGCTGGAACCCAATTTGATTCCACTAACCCAATAGCCAATCCCAGTGTTTTAGTAGCACCCCAAACACAGAGCGGATCTGCTGGTTTGGTTTATGGATTAAATCAAGCTGAAAAAAATACAGCTAAACGCGCTATTTTAAATGCTAGAAAAGGAAAGCAAAAAACCACTAGCAACTTAACCCCAGAGGAACAAAATTCACTTAACCAATGTGCTTTGATGTCTGACTTATTGCATCAAGGTTGGTCTTACACTGTATATCCATCAAAATGGACTGATGTAAATAAAAATCATGCTTTTAATGGTAGAATATATCCTGTTACTGTACAGGATAGAATAGACCCTAATGAATTAATAAATTTATGCACTGTTCCAGATGATATAAAAACTTTTTTTGCTGATAGGACAATTGAATCTGATAATCTTTGGTGGTCACTTCATTGGGTCTACAACGACAGCGAAGGCTTGAAGGATGCACAAATTTATCTTAAATCCGATGATCCAAATAATGATTATGATCCCGTTAGAGACCTTATAAACGAAGGTAAGCTCACAAAAGCTCAACTTGATAAATGGAATGCTGATAGAGTGGAAAGAGGATATACCTTTGAGGAAATACAAATAGATTATGACGGAACGAATCCCTCAACAGCCAGAAATGACGTAAAAGTCACAATGAGGATTGAAATGGATCACATGAACTCCCTAGACACAGTTTGTGCCTATGGTGGTGTGATAGAATCCTCTGCACACACTCCTCCGAATCTCCAAGGTCTTAGTAGTCAACCGGCTTTTCCGGCAAAAGGCGGAGCAGCTCAAGTGAGACTCGTTGACCTTATAACTATACCTCAGGTAAAATCCGTTGATGTTACAACACCCGGTGGACAAGGTTATCATAAAAACACCTTTACACCTGATACGTCAAGAATAAGGTTGAAAGTGTGGTATGACGAAGAATCAGCCAGAGTCGGACCGCAACGAACTTACGCTACTGAGACTGCTTTAATTTTAGATCTTGCTTTAATAGATCATGAAATAAAAAGACATGACGATAGTGCAAATAAAACTACTTTGACAATAACATATAGAGGATATTTCGAAGAGTCAATGAATGTTCCTTACAATGACGCCATAGTGAATAGCACAATAATACAGAATAGAGCCGACAGAGAAGCAGCCTTAAATCAAATGGCAAAAAGAAAGTGCGGTGACAAATTACTAAGAGAAATGCAGAGAGTAATAAATGAATTCAACAGAGTGGAGACTCAACAATATATAGATAGCGGAGGAATGATAGCTGCTCTCATTGATCAAGATAAAATTCGGGTTTACGAAATTGATCAAACCGCATTTGATGCCGGAAGAATTGGAAAGTATCTACTAACTGATTATAAATATGTTGACTTAAGTTCAATTCAACCTCTACGATCGTGGTGGTTAAATAATGGACACAAAGGGCCTGGAGGATTTGCAAGTCGGTGGAACAGAGCATCGAAGGGTGGTGGCGGGAGCGCCCAACTCAAAAGAAACATTGCAGCAACAGTTGCCTACGGTGGCTTAGCTGCCTCTGTAAGTAGTGGTGGACCAAACTTTAATCCTACTGGTGATTTTTACCAAAGAATCGCAAAACTATCATTTGTTAAAATGTTCATTATGCTTGGTGATGTGATTGACTTTGCTTTAGATTCTTTATATAAAAAAGGCTCAAATACTCATTATTCTCATACGAAAGATATGAATATGAGATTTATTGTTGGCACAATTAAGGTTCCCCACCCAAAAGACCCAACAAAATCATTAACAATAAACCCCCTTCAGATACCAATAGACCTTGGCTTCTTCTCATCTTGGTATCATGACACAATCGTAAAAAAAGGGATAACTAATTATGCAGTTGGACCATTCATAAGGGATTTGCTGGAGAGGCTTGTGAATTCTGTAATATATGATACGTGCTTTTCTGCTTTAAGTATTGATGAAAACCCACCACAAATAAGATCTTGTTATTTTTCAGACCATTCAGATAAATGGTTCAACTGGAGTTCCACAAAAAAACCCGGAACTGCGATGAATATTAGAGCTGTTGGTCAAGGCACCGTTCAGAATACTGATGCTTGGTTCGATCCAAAGGATCCATATGCAACAAATCAACCACAAAGAATATTAATCAAAAAGGACATTAAAGCACCGGTTGGTCAATCTAAAAATTATTGCGTAATATATCAACAATTTCCTTCTTACTTTAGGCAGACTAGAAATGGTGCCCCAAGCCTAAAAAATCAACCAACAACAATTGATATATATGATGGATATAACAATAAATATGGTAATTTTACCACAATGACAACTTTCACAAAAGTGAACCCTAGCTCTTATTTAAGAGAGGCTAGATATTTCAATAATAATTTTGGAGTCTTGGCTTTATTGGCGAACGTTTACGATTTGTCGTTTACGATTCAAACTAAAAAAATGAATACATGTTTTTATCCAGGCAACATTATAAACTTTATTGTTACTGATTTTGGACCAAGCGCCTTCACGGATATTGTTAGAACCCCTCTTGGCGAAAGCGACCCTCATATAGCAAATACAAGAGCAAATGTTCTTGGATACGGTGGGTATTATATAATAACAAAAGTATCCTACACCCTATATTCCACACAGGATGTTGGCTCATCAATGATCAAAGTTACCGGAAAATTCTTAGGAACCGATGCAAACTTGAATATATCAAAACAAAATGCTGTTGAAGATATATTCATCGATGAGCCACAATTATGCGTTAACACCTACAATGATCAATTGGAAAAACTAAGGTTGGTTGACCCAGCAGTTGCTGGTGAGTTTGTTGTTGGTGTTACAACTAATCCAAACGATGGGCAGATTCAATCATTGCCTCCCATTACCACTCCAGCTCAAGAGATTGTAGAAAAAGAAAATCCTGATAAAGTGGACAAAGCGAAAACAAATGACTCTGATATTTTTGCAGTGGCCATGCAGCATGCAAAAGTAAAATCTAACCGTGTAGCTGGTTATAGGAAAAAATATGAGGTTGGTGACTTATTAATTACAGCTGAAACTGTGGGTTTTGTTGCAACAGGAGTTGCACTTGCCAGTCAAGGCGGAGTTATTAGTAGTTCTCCGATTCCTGGAACCTCAACACAAAACTTAGTCATAAACCTTGTTTCAAGCGACGGAAGATCAAAAAGATATAATATACCAATTTAGGAGGCAACTTACAGTGTCCAGAGATTTTGATTCAACAAACAATTTTCCATTCTTGATAGATAGGTTATATTATCGACTCAAGTGGGATACAGAAGCATATAAAGAAAATGATGGATCTGGTTCAAAATCTATCAAGGATGTTAATTTTTACGAAAGAATCCATTATGGATTGATTGATGATAAAAATAATTCAATTATTCCAAATGAACAATTTATTGTTAATACAAAAAATGGTCGAGTGCTAGATTTTGTTGCTGATTCATATTCCCTCATGAGATTAAATTATGGAACAGCCTTACGAAAAGGTCTGATTTCCAATGAAGGTTCTTTGTTTGGAAATCTAGACATGGCTTCATCATACACTAATCCTAAGGTAAAATATGGAAGACACCTTGAAGGCATCTTCCAATATTACAACGAAACACACATACCAATTAACCTTGGTATAACCAGTATAACATCTTATGAAGACTATGTCAAGCACTTTTTTAAACTTTTTTTCGATGAGGGAAAAAATCTACCGTTAACCATGACAAAATGGAACACATCAATATTTTCATCGATATTAGACACTGGGCTAGCATTTTCCTATGCTGATATGGAATATGATGCAGATCAAGTGAAAATTGACAGAATAATAGATCACCCATGTTTCAAGTATGTCGAGCATCTTGCGTTGAATATGAGCTTTAGCATACTTCACCACAATCCAAACATTATACTGTATGATGTAGCATCACCAGCAGGTGACAGTATAAGGCAATCCTATAATTTATATACACTACCTTTGTTATTTAATGATAGATTTATAAAGACACATACTGTAGATAATGATTTACTATATAATAATATTAATATATTTTATAATAAATATGTTTTTGAAAACCCTCTGGTGAAAATTGTCTCTGTTCAAAACTGTAAGACTGTATCAAAATACATCAGACTACAACCTGTTGCTCCAATTAGGAGACCATATAGTGATTTGCAAGAAATTAATCAATACATCAGAATTAGAAATGTAGAAGAAGGAAGCGTATTTTCTTCCCAAAGAATCAAGCAAATATATAAAAAAGCAAAATATTTTTACAAAAAAGTTGACAAACCCTATGCAATAGGTTATATTAATAATGTATTCAAAGATCAAGTTTGGAACAAAGACTATGGTTTTCATGATGCTTTGGCAAGGGTCAGAGGACTACCACGAACAGAGGCACAACGACAACAGACTGGAGGAGGTCCGTCTAGTGGTGGCTCATCTTACTAGGAGGACAAATGCTATTTCAACTTATGGACAGCAAGACAGACTGTGCTGGAACATATTTCGACGGACACTTTATTTGGGATAAGATACCAGATGGAATTACACAAACTTGGGCTTATTCAGAACATTTATTTGGCAGAGACATTGACTATGCTAATTTGCTGGTGTCTGGCAGGTCGATAGACGACGTTTGCCCTGAGTTCCTAAGAGAACGATGGGGTATAGCTAAAAACCTCATAAAAGCTCATTTTAAGGGTATTACGACTGCCAAAATAAACATTGACGATGTTTGTTTTTATGAGATTGTTCCGAGAAAACATCTTCAACATTATTTCGACACGAAAAGTCAAATAACACAATGGGTATTCGACAACCACGAGAAGCCTAAAAACTATTATTTTCTCAAAAATCTTCAAACAGCGGTCAAAGAACTGAAGCGACATCCTGTCAATCTTAATTCTTTTGGCGTTTACTGTCATGCTGCTGATGACTTAAAAGCAAAGCACCTATACGACCAGTTCGGCGAAACAACTCCGTATGTCGATTACGATATATTCGGAACGGTCACCGGACGAATGACAACGAAGAGAGGGTCTTTTCCCGCTCTCAACCTCAAGAGAGAACTTAAGAAACATGTTCGTCCGAACAATGACGTTTTCCTTGAATTAGATTTCAATGCCGCAGAAATCCGAACGATGTTAGCCCTACAGGGTCACGAACAACCACAGGAGGATATACATGAGTGGAATATCAAAGAAGTATTTAAAAAAGATCTTAGCCGAGATGAAGCCAAAACAAAAATATTCGCTTGGCTCTACAACCAAGAATCGAAAGCTATTAAATCGGATTACTACGACAGGGAAATCCTTCTCGAAAAGTATTTCAAAGACGGCATGGTCGAAACACCATTTGGAAGGTCAATTGCTGCTCCCGTTCGTAAAGCGCTCAACTACCTATTACAATCAAGTTCATCGGATAACACCCTCGAACGCTTTATCAGAGTTTCTAACTTCCTTCGAGCCACAAGATCGCATGTTGCATTTGTCGTTCATGATAGCGTGGTTATTGACTTACACAAAGACGACAGAAGACTGATTCCACAACTTAAGGAGATGTTTGGAGACACCAAACTAGGGCAATTTAAGGTTAATTGTTCTCTCGGTAAAAATTTGGGTGATATGAAGGAGTTCATGTGGTAGTAGGAGACCTCGTTGAGGTCATTGAAACACAAACTTCCGGAATTGAAGACGGAGCTATTGGAATTATTGTCAAAATAGAACAAGTTTCTAGACACATAACCATTTATTGGGTCAATCTAGGTATTTATGGTATGCACACCCCATTGTGGGACACGGAAATAAGGTTATTGAGTGGACAAAATTAACAAAGGAGATCTAGTAATTGTAATAGAGCCGCTGCCTAATTGGAGTTGGCTAAAGTATCACACAGGAGATTTGGGGTTTGTTTTGGATTTAAGAGATTATGAATATGGATTTAGGGTAACAACAGTTTATTTTTTTAGAACAGGTGAATTTGAAAAAGTCCCAGATCATTTTTTGTCAAGGATTGATAATGGAAATAGGTGATTTAGTTATTGTGTGGGGATCTCCACTAGAAGGTATTAATCTTTTTGGATATAAAAATGGAGACATAGGGCTTTGCATGGAAATAAAGATAGAACACAAAGTTAGAACCACCTTAATATGGTTCGATGAAGACAAAAAGTTTTGGATTCCAGAACTTTGGCTTAAAAAAGTAGGAGAAGAACAATGTTAATGATTGGTTTAGGACAAGCAGGAAGTAATATAGCATCCTTATTTAAGCCTCATAGCAAAAATTATAAGATTATCACTTTAGATGCGGGAAATGGAATAGATAAAAAACAATCCGTGGAAGAATATGATCAAGTAGAGTTTGCATTTAAACAGAGAGGGTTGAAATCGCACGATGAAGCGTGTTTATTTGTTTGTGGGTCTGGTAAGATAGCTGGTGCGACACTACGTGTCCTAGAGGCTCTGAGAGGCTTTAAAACAACTATATATTATATTGTCCCCGATCTTGAATTTTGCTCTCAAGAAGAAAAATTGAGACACAAGGTTCACTTTGGAATTTTGCAAGAATATGCTAGATCTGGTATGGTCGCTGAGTTTGTGATCCTAGATAATAAACAACTGATTAACTTAATTGGCTCCGGCACAACGCTAAAATATTATGAAAAGGTTAATTACTTTATATACAGCACGATACAAAATTTAATGTATTGCAAACACGTAGATCCTGATTTTGGAAAGCTTCACGAGAAAAAAGATATTTCTAGAATATCGACAATTGGCTTTGGAAAGTTTCACGAAGAAGAAAATTTAATGTTTGCACTTGACAACATAACCGAAACGTGTTATATTATTAATATAGAGGAGGAAGACTTAGACAATGACTCACAAGTTATTCCGAATTGCCAAGGGCTTGTCCGAGAAAACAAAGAGAAAGGTAGAGATACTTCATTTGCAATCTGGAGATCTTCAGAAGAAAGCCATTTTTACTCTATTCATTACACTCATTATATACAGGAGACGGTGACATGAGAAAACAAATAATGCACGAACTAAAGAGACTGGAAAGATTTGAAAAAATAGCTTTAAACTCAATCATCGTCGATGACCTAAACGAAGTAGAGATGAAATTTATTGTTGAAAAAATATTTGAAGCAAACGACATGATCGTGAGACTTCATAAAGTTCTAAAAGAATTGGAGGATGAATGACAGAACAAATTTACTATTCCCACTGGGGAAGCGAAAGCGAAGAGCATAAAGATTATTTTTATACAATAGGGACCATTGCTAATTGGATTGGATATGCACTAATAGGTCCGAGCCATACACCATATACCACGAACATCACAACTCGCTCAAACATATCAGTATTGCAAACAAAAGAAAAGTTTGGATCACCAAGAGTCTATGTTTCTTTTTCAGAAGATAGCAAATTAGAAGATGTGAAACACTATCGCCACACTTATCAAACAGCAATCAAGCTGTTTCCCCAATATGAAAAATCAATCAGAACAGGTATGGACCATGAAGAATTTCTTTTTGAATCAAATGGTCAAATATATGAATACATACAAGACAAAATGATGTGGCTTCAAAAGGGCAGGGTCGATGGTCAAGTCGATAATGATTTTTATCTCGAAAGACTCGAAAAGATAAGAGAAGAGCAAGATTTTTTAAAAAAAGTTTGCGATTTGACTTGACAAACCCTCTTAGATATGTTATAATATATACATAACGATGGAGGATCAATGTTAGCGTTCTTTAGTATTACGCTTTTTATCTTTGCCTTTACTTGGTTTTGGTATTGGCTTCATGAAAAATTTTAAAAAAATACTTGACAAGGTATTAAAACTATGTTATAATAACTATACTCAACTAACCATGGAGGGATTATGAGTAACAACAATTCTATCAACACAACAGTATATACAGGAACCTTTGTAACAAAACGAGGTAACCGACGAACTATGAATTTTATCCGACCTGATGAAGCACCAAAGGGAACATTCCCATCCGTGATTCGACCACGAAAGCTTAGTGAAGGTATGGAAACCGTTTACGATATTGATCGTCAAGCATATCGAACATTTAACTCCAACACTCAAGTTGGAAGTCTTTCGTCAATGAACAAAGATGTAACAGTTGAACTTTTCTAAGTCTATGATAGGGCTCGCGGTCTGCCATAAAGACCGCCTTAGGCACTTGTAGCTCAGCTGGATAGAGCATCCGCCTTCTAAGCGGACGGTCATAGGTTCGAATCCTATCAAGTGTATTTTTTAATAAAAGTCAAAATGCCCAAAAAAAATTTTTGACTATTTTTCGAGATTTTTAACTTTTTACTTGACATACCCTTTTGGATATGTTATAATAAGAATGGGAGTATGGTTGAAACCCTGCTTACCTTAGTGATAAAACACAAAAAAATAATATCATAACTTAGGAGAAAAATTATGGCTATTAATATTGAAGCAATGCGTGCTAAATTGAACGCATCTAAAAATGGTGGGAAACCATCCGGAAGTAAATCTACAATGTGGCGACCAAAAGCTGGAGACCAAATGGTAAGAATTCTTCCAACAAAAGATGGCGACCCGTTCCGTGAGTTTCATTTCCACTATAATGTGGGAAAAAACCCTGGAATCTATTGCAATAAGCGTAACGACGGAGGCGAATGTCCAATTTGTGACTTTGCATCAAAGCTTTGGCGAGATGGTGTTGAAAATGACGATCAAAATCTAAAGAATGAAGCTAAAAAGTTGTTTGCTCGAAAGCGGTATTATTCACCAGTCCTAATCCGTGGCAATGAAAGTGACGGAGTAAAAATATGGGCTTATGGTAAAACAGCGTATGAGACCCTATTGGGATACGTCTTAGATCCGGATTACGGAGATATCACCGATCCTCAAACTGGGACTGATATTAAACTTACCTACACAATTCCTGGCACACCCGGATCTTTTCCAAAGACCGCGTTACAGCCTCGACGTCGTCCTTCTGTCCTCTGTGACGATTCGATTGCTGACTGCCAAGACTTGTTAGATTCTGTTCCTGACATCGATAATCTATTTGATGTTAAAACAGTAGAAGAGGTCCAGACTTTGCTGGATGGTTATCTGTCCTCCGACTCTTCAGCAGAGTCCTCTTCGTCTGAGACACAGAAGTTTAAGAAAAAAGACTCTGACGTCGATGCCGCTTTCGCTGCTTTTATGCAAGAAGATTAAGTCGTAGGTCCTCCTGTGTTGTAAGGGAACGCCACCCGCCCTTGGTTTAAAAGGGGTGGCTCTTTTTTATTGTAAAAATAAGGAGTAGATATGACTACGTTATTACTATCCCTCTTCTTCGCTTGCGGAGACAAAGAGGAAGAAACAGATACAGCAGTTGCTGAAGAAGAAGTTGTCGAAGAGACAACCGAAGAAACCACCGAAGAGGAAACTGAAGAAACAGAGACCTCCGAGGAGGAGTAAATGACCAAAGCAGGAAAGATCGACATTAATGCGATGAAGAAATTCGTCAATAAAAAAGTCGGGTTAGATATAGCCCACGACTTAAATGAAGACAATCCTACTGAAGTCAAAGAATGGATTCCAACTGGCTCACGCTGGTTGGACTCTATTGTCTGCCGAGGTAAGATGGCTGGTATTCCCGTTGGGAAGGTCACCGAACTTGCTGGTCTTTCATCGGCTGGTAAGTCTTACATGGCTTGTCAAATTGCTGCACAAGCACAAAAGAAAGGACATTGTGTCGTCTACTTCGATGCAGAGTCCGCTATTGATCCTTTGTTCTTAAAGAACTCTGGTATTGATATTAATAATGATTTCTTATACATCCAAGCAGTTTCGGTAGAGAAAACCTTGGAAACCATTGAGGATTTAATGGGTCAGTATCCAGATACACAGTTTTTGTTTATCTGGGACTCAATCGCAGCAACATCTTCTGAAAAAGATTTAGAAGGTGATTTTAATCCTCAATCGTCAATGGCAGTAAAGCCTCGGATATTCGCGAAAGCATTCCCAAAACTTATTGTTCCATTGGCAAATCAACAATGCACATTGTTGATAATCAATCAACTTAAGACGAACATTACTTCAAATATCGCAGAAGCCATGACAACACCTTATGTTGCGCCTGGTGGAAAGGCAATTGAATATTTCTGTTCGCTTCGTATTTGGCTTACAAAGCGTAAAGCAAAAGCCTCTTATGTCACTGACCCATCCGGTCTTAGAGTCGGTTCTGAGGTCAAGGTGAAAGTTGAGAAGTCTCGCTTCGGGTCTGAAGGTCGCACTTGTGGTTTTAAGATTCTCTGGGGCAAAGACGTTGGCATCCAAGATGAAGAATCGTGGCTTGAAGCACTAAGAGCATCAGGTTCTGATCGCTTTAAGGCCGGTGCTTGGAACAAAATTTATGACCGAGACGGCAAGGAATACAAATTCCAAAGATCGCAGTGGATCAAAAAGCTCCAAGACCCAGAGTTTCGCTCTGTTGTGTTTGATATCATGGATGATGAAATCATTAGAAAATTTGAGACTGAAGGCAAGAACTTTGGTCTTGAAGGAGAGTCCGAAGAAGTTTAAATACTGAAGGCAACTCATCAGCCTCGTTGGTTCGCCATCGGGGCTTTTTTTTGTTTTTAAAGAACTATTTATGGTGATTGCGGAGACCACCTATGAAACTAACAGAAGCAAAACTAAAACAAATGATTTTGGATGAAATAAAATCTAACCTCTCCTCAGCACAAACAAAGCAGTTACAACAAGCCATCGTAGAAGTAGAAGAACTTGTCAATCAGTATTTAGCGGTAGAGGAAAGCTTGGATGCTTTACAAAAAGCTTATCCCCAATCAAAAACTTGGGAAGAAGCAACCGAAATTGATAATTTGATTGATAAAGATTTAGCGGAGTTGTCTAGGCTTGATCGTGCGATGAGACCTTACGCATCAAAATACCATGTTCCATTTTATCGCAACCCTGAGCAATTGCTAAAAAGAATGAAAAATAAATTCAGTAGAAAGAGTTTATAATTTAACTTGACAAACCCTCGGAGATATGTTATAATATATATACAACTCGGAGGAAACATGAAAAAAATAGTCCTGTTCGACATGGACGGAACATTGACGCCCGCAAGACAACCAATAACTTGGGACATGATTCGTAAGTTAATAGATTTACAAAAATCTGGTTTTGAAATTGGGATTGTAACAGGTTCAGATTTAGAATATATAAGACAACAATGTGAGAGCTTCTTTAGCCATATTGCTCTAGACAAAACTACAATCCACCTCATGCCTTGTAATGGAACAAAATATTATAGAATCCATAATGGAGAATTTTCTAAAGTCTATGAAAAAAATATGAGAGAAGAATTGGGAGAATCAAACTGGAGACGGATGATAAGGATCATAACTAACCTACAACTTTCATTGATCAATGGAAACAGACACATTCCCATTACTGGTCACTTTATAAATTATAGAGGTTCAACTTTGAATTGGTGCCCAATAGGACGTCAAGCATCTAGTTCTGACAGGGAATCTTGGGTCCTATGGGACAAACATGGCTGGATTCGACACAAATGGTTAAAAACCATCAGAGAAGAGTTTGATAATTCTGGACTAAAAAATGTAGTAATCAAAATGGGTGGTGACACATCTTTCGATATCTACCCTGAAGGTTGGGACAAAACTTATGCCTTTAAAATTTTTGACAAATATGACAAGATATATTTTGTTGGTGATCGATGCGGACCCAATGGAAATGACAGAGAAGCTTATCAATTAGCAGGAGATTTGGGTTTTGCAACAAAGTGTCCCAAACAGACAATAGATATAATTGATAAAATAATCACGGAGGATAAATGAAAAATGTAATAATAATTGACGCGCTGAATATGTTTCTGCGCTCATATGTAATCAGTCCACACATGGACCGTAAAGGCAACCCTGTGGGAGGCACCATTGGCTTTCTAAAGTCTTTACAGAAGGTGGCAAGGGATTTTAACGCCGACGAGATTATCGTCGCTTGGGATGGCCATGAGGGATCCCAGAGAAAGCGTTCGATGAACAAGGACTACAAAGGTGGTCGGAAACCGGTGAGGTTTAACCGCAGAATGATAGAGTTACCACCAGATCAAGAACAGGCAAACAAAGGCTATCAACAAATAAGGCTCATGGAGTATCTAAACCAGATGCCTGTCATTCAATTGGTGGCTGACTTTACGGAAGCTGACGACATTATAGCGCATGTAATAAACCATGAAAAATACAAAGGTTGGCACAAGACAATTATTTCATCTGATAAAGACTTTTTTCAGCTTTGTCGAGAAGATGTTTCTATTTACAGACCGATACAGAAAAAGGTCATGACCAAGGATTCGATAATCAATGAATTCAAGATTCATCCAAAGAATTTTGCCTTGGCTCGTGCAATGGCAGGAGACGCTTCTGATAACTTGCCGGGTATTAGAGGAGCTGGTCTTAAGACAATAGCAAAAAGGTTCCCTTACCTTGTCCGAGAAGATGAATATGAAGTATCTGACATTATCAGAGATTGCGCAATGCAAGCCAAGAAACTCAAGATCCACGAAAATATCCAAACAGGCGAGACTCTTATAAAAGAAAACTACAAGATTATGCAACTTTACTATCCCAACATAAGACCTTTAAACAGACAACTTATAACAAAAGCCGTAAATGATTTTGATCCATACTTTGATAAAATAAAATTTACACAAATGCTATTTGACGATGACGCCGGACATCTCAACTTCGATGCACTTCAATACATCTTAAGAAGTATAAAAAGATAAAAAAATACTTGACATGATCTTTGAATCGTGTTATATTAGATCATATACGGAGGACAATATGAATACAATGGATAATGAAACCTTTCTTAGGTTCGGAAAGAACTTTCAAGAAAAACTATGCCAACTAATGTTGGAGGATCGGCCATTTTTTGATCAAATTATGGAGGTTCTAGATATCAACTTTTTTGAGTTAAAGTATCTACAGATATTTGCTCAAACTTTGATCAACTACAGAAACAAATACAACACTCACCCAAATTCAGAAGTGATGATGTCTTTGTTGCGAACAGAACTCAACCATCACGATAAAGCAACAGCAACGGCTGTTAGAAAGTTTTATGCCGGTATTCACAAATCAGAAGGCGTAGAAGAAGCAGAATATATTAAAGATAAAGCCCTTGATTTTTGTCGCAAACAAGTTTTAAAAGGAGCGATGATAAAATCCGCATCGCTGCTAAAAACATCATCGTTTGAAGAAATTGAAAAAGTTATCAAGGAGGCGTTGGTTCTTGGGACTGATAACAACTTTGGTCATGATTTTCGCAAAGACCTATTAAAGCGATTTGAACTTGTCTCTAGAGATCCAACCTCCACTGGTTGGTCACGGATGGATGAAATTGTCAAAGGTGGTCTCGGCAAGTCTGAATTAGGCGTCGTGGTCGCACCAACTGGTGCTGGAAAGTCGATGGTCTTAGTTCACTTGGCATCTCAAGCATTATTGGCTGGTAAAACTGTCGTATATTACACACTGGAACTTAAAGATACGGTTGTCGGTCAGAGGTTTGATTGCTGCATTACAAACGTTCCTTTGCAAGAACATCGAATGAGACAAAAAGAAATTGTTAACAAAATTAAAGATATCGAGGGAACGCTCATAATTAAAGAATATCCCACCAAGTCAGCATCGACTCAGACCTTGAAGAATCACATTGAGAAACTTCGCAAAAGAGGAATTGAACCCGATATGGTATTGGTAGATTATGCAGACCTATTAAGACCAGTCAGGAGTTCGGGTGAGAAAAGACATGAATTAGAGGAGACTTATGAAGGCCTTCGTGGTCTTGCTCAAACCTATGAGATACCCATTTGGACAGCCTCCCAAACAAATCGTGGCGGACTGAATGCTGAAGTTATTACAATGGAAGCGATCTCAGAGGCGTTTAATAAGTGTTTCGTAGCTGATTTTATCTTCTCTTTATCTCGAACGATTCAAGACAAACAAGAAAACAAAGGTAGATTGTTTGTTGCTAAAAATCGTAATGGACCCGATGGACTAGTCTTCGACGCTTTTGTCGATTGGTCTGATGTCACGATAAACATTCTAGATCGTGATGAAAACGCAGAGAAAATGCAAACAACTGGAGATGCTCTGCAAATGTTAAAAGATAAATACTCACAATTAAAAGCAAAATAGGAGACACAAATGGATTTAGAGAAAAAAATATTATCAGACATAACCGTGCACATGAAATATGCCCGATTTCTTGAGGACAAAAATCGTAGAGAAAATTGGGATGAGTTAGTAACAAGAAACAAACAAATGCATATCAAAAAATTTCCTAGTTTGCAAAAGGAAATATTGGAAGCATATGAGTATGTCCATGATAAAAAGGTTTTACCCTCTATGCGCAGTATGCAGTTTGGCGGTAAACCCATAGACGTTTCTCCAAACCGTATATTCAATTGTGCTTATGCTCCTGCTGATGATCCACGTATTTTTGGTGAGATCATGTTTTTGCTTTTAGGTGGAACCGGTGTTGGATACTCTGTCCAACATCATCACGTTGAGAAACTTCCGGAAATTCACAGACCCTCCACAAAGAGAACTCGACGTTTTCTCATTGGAGATTCAATCGAAGGATGGTCAGATGCTGTGAAAGCACTGATTCAATCTTACTTTAAAGGCACTTCCAAACTACGCTTTGATTTTTCAGATATCCGTCCTAAAGGTGCAAGACTAGTTACATCCGGCGGAAAGGCACCAGGCCCACAACCGCTCAAAGAATGTTTAGTAAAAGTAGAGGGAATATTAGATGCTAAAGAAAATGGTGACAAACTCGCTCCTATTGAGGTGCATGACATCATCTGCCATATTGCGGATGCGGTTCTCGCTGGAGGTATCCGTCGCGCTGCTCTCATTTCCTTATTCTCTGCTGATGACGAAAACATGCTTAGTGCGAAAGCGGGTGCTTGGTGGGAACTCAATCCACAGCGAGGAAGAGCAAATAATTCCGTAGTTGTTATGCGTCACAAGATTGATGAACCAACTTTTGGGCGCCTTTGGAAACGAGTCGAGGAGTCTCGTTCCGGAGAGCCCGGATTTTATTTCTCTAATGATAAAGAGTGGGGCTGTAATCCTTGTTGTGAGATTGGGCTCCGCCCTTTTCAATTCTGTAACTTGGTTGAGATAAATGTATCCGATGTAGACTCACAAGAGGATCTTAATGCTCGAGCAAAAGCCGCATCCTTCATAGGGACTTTACAAGCCTCCTATACAGACTTCCATTATCTTCGTCCAATATGGCAAAGAAATACAGAAAGAGATGCTCTTATTGGAGTTTCAATGACTGGTATTGCTTCAGGCGGCGTTCTTAATTTAGACATGACTAAAGCATCTCTTGAGGTCTCCAAAGAGAACCGTAGAGTCGCAATGCAGATTGGAATTAAACAAGCAGCGCGACAAACTTGTGTCAAACCAGCCGGAACAACCTCTTTGACTCTTGGAACATCAAGTGGTATTCACGCATGGCACAACGATTACTACATTCGCCGTCTTCGCGTTGGAAAGAATGAGGCAATTTACCATTATCTCGTTCAGAACCTGCCTGAATTGATCGAGGACTGCCGTTTCCGCCCACACGACACTGCTATCCTATCTGTGCCTCAAAAAGCTCCTGAAGGGGCTATAACGCGCCACGAAAGCGCCATTGATTTGCTCGAGAGAGTAAAGAAAGTTTCTAACGAATGGATCAAGTCTGGTCACAAAAATGGTAACAACACTCACAATGTTTCTGCGACCATCACAGTCAAAGATGATGAGTGGGAAACTGTTGGTAACTGGATGTGGAAAAACCGAAAAGTTTATAATGGATTGTCCGTATTGCCTTACGATGGTGGCACATATGTTCAAGCACCTTTTGAGGACTGTGACAAGGAAACTTACGAAAGAATGCTTGAATTGGTAAAAAACATTGATCTGGACCTAATTACAGAGACAACAGATGAAACCGATTTAAGTGGAGAAATCGCTTGTGGCGGTGGATCCTGTGAAATATTTTAAGAGATAAGGAGCGAATATGCGCGAACAATTAGAAAGTATTATAGCAGAATTACAAGAAGTTCTTATGGATCTTGACAAAGTGGAAGCTGGAGCTTATGGATTTAAATCTGCTGCTCCAAGAGCAAGGAAAGCATTGATGGAGGCTTCTAAGAGTCTTCGTGAAATCCGAGCAGAAGTTCAAGACAAGAAGAAAGAACACGAACAAAAGTAATCTTTTAACTTGACAAACCCTGATAAACGTGTTATACTAAGTGTGTAACACGTTTTTTAATATGGAGGTATTATGAATTTTAAACCATACAATAGGCACATCTTGGTGGAGCTCCGAGAAAAAGAGATAAGCAAGGAAGATCCTTTGTTTGTTATGCCCGATGACTATAAGCCACCCAAGCAGCCTTATGCTATTTGCGAGATTGTTTCGCTAGCCGAGGATTGTTCAATAAATCTTAATCCGGGTGATGTAATTGTTGTAGATAGAACCACACTTCAAGAAATAAAAGCGAATTTGGAGACTATTTACCTTGTTCAAGAAAATTACGTCTACGGGAGATTGGAGAATGAGATTAACTAAAAACAAATTAGAGCAGTTAATAGTGGAAGTTATTGACGAAGCCAGAATGTCAAAATACGACAGGGTAATGTCAATACTTAGAGGTGAAGACCCCAACATTGACACAATTGCTATCATGTCCGGACAAAATCCAATGGCCAAACAAGCAACAGCCTTAGACAACGAATATCTCAAAAGAGATCTAGAGAAGGCCGCAAAAGCGAGAGGAATTAAGTTTATTCGTATTGGCGGAAATTTTATGGGCATTTTTGAACAATCAATAATGCTTATAAACCCACCTGACAAAGGTGTCGTCGACGAACTAAACAGACAATTCAAACAATGGGGTTTTGTTTGGGGTGAAAAGATTACAATTGAAGAAGGTAATGATAAGATGGTGTTCACCATGTTCTCAATCGACTATGAAAATGAGATGGGTTTTAGAAGAGACCCCGATTCCCATCAGGTTTCACAAGTCATGGACAACCAACTTATGCAGGGTGTCCCATCTGACTACTCATACATACCAAAAGCAGGACAAAGTGGTCCTGATTCTAAAGTTGGAAAAAGATTTGGGATCCCACTTTACGAAGATGAGAGATAAATGAAAGAGATAGAACTTTATGGAGACGGCATTGGCAAAGTTTCCTACATCCAACATGTGGGTGATGACAAAATGATCGCCAACGCCGCAAGGGTATCTTTCGGTCAAGACAACACAAAACCCTTGACCCCGAGAGATAAGAAATTGATTAAATATCTTGCTGAGCACAAACACACATCACCCTTTGAACATAACTCAATTACATTTTTGTTTGAAGTTCCGATGTTTGTCCGCTCTCAACATATGAGACATAGGACTTGGGCTTATAATGAAATTTCTAGAAGATATACGAATGTTGATCTTAAATTTTACGAGCCAAAGAAGTTCAGAACCCAACATGAAAGTAATCGCCAAGCATCAAACGAGCATGACTTGATTAATCCAGAGATAGAATTTGATAAAACAACAGCAAGTCAAAAAGTTCATGAACACCACAAAAGGTCATTAAAATTATTTGAAGATTTAATTTTATCCGGTGTCTGTCGAGAACAAGCAAGAGGTGTTTTGCCTCAAAATCTTTATGCCAAATACTATGGCACAGTCAACTTGTCAAACTTAATTAAGTTCATCGATCTTAGGATCCACGAAGGTGCCCAATGGGAAATACAAAAGGTCGCCGAAGCTTGTCTAGACATAGCAGCCGAGATCTGGCCATACTCGGTCGGAGCATATCGTGACAGCAGAAAAACCTAAATTTAAAAAGGGAGACCTTGTCTACATAGAGGATGAAGAAAACCTTCTACTAGGAGAAAACTTAGGTATTGTAATAACCGAGCCAATATTAATGTTTATTTATGAATCAAAACTTAGCCCATATAAAAAGCAGAATTATTGGGTTTATGACGTTGTTGTTGGAGATCAACTAATTAAAGAACTACCAGAACAGATAATGAAGGGACTTAAAAATGAAAATGAAAAAGATTCTTAAAGAGTGGCGAAAGTTTGTAATCACAGAAGGAAGGACCCTTCAAGACCAGCAACTTGGAGCTCCCAACAATTGGTTCTCTGAATGGAATGAGGCGCTGGGAAATATTGATTATCATCCATCTTGGAGAGAAAAGCTTGAAAACGAATATAGCGGATTTATTGAATCATTAATGGAAATGATTAACGACCCAAATACAGAGAAGGAAGACAAGAAAGAGTATCAAAGAATAGTTGGAACCATAAACTCTGGTTTTGCTTATTACTCCACTGATCCGGATATGTTAGGTTTGTCACCTCCATTTGATGAGATAGTAAGAATCAAATTGGATATATATTTTCAGTCTCCAAATATCTCTCAAGAGAACAAAGACTTTTTTGCTGGAAATTATGAGCGCATTATGGATTATGGACTCCAAACCATGGCTCCCAATCGACAGATTCATGGCAAACGTGGACACTTCTCAGGTAATACCGCCTTCTATGGCTCAATGGACGATTGGTATATGTTTGGAGATGGGTTCATGGAGACTAGAAGAATTATGGACGAATATTTTTCAAAGATGGACAGACCTGACCCAACAGATCCTCCTGACATGAGTGAACCAGCTGAATCAGAAGAAACCAGCCGAAAACTACAGGACAAGGCAGACTTTTTAAATGATTTTTTTGACAAGTATTACACATGAAAATTAACAACATCATAATCGGCAGGTCCTTGACCTGCCTTTTGTATTCTTGGAAGACGCAAACAAAATGTCTGATAAAAGATCCAGAATACGTCTTTAAATTTGATAAAAGATATGAAGGGTATGATCTCTCGTTTTTAAATGCCAAGAACCCTAATGAATTGTGGTCCAACCTTTGTTTCGTCATGTCCTTATCCTCTTTATTATTGTTCCCCAATAACGTCGCGTCATATCGATTCGATGACAATATTTTGACGGTTATAACAAAGGGAAACAAAAGGGTGGAGATAGAAACAAGCAACCTCCAAGAATTTGATGTTGAGACAAAATATCATGGCGTATATGACTTTTTTGACATTAAGGAGCTATCTCCTCACAACACCGACAGAATTGAGGACGACACAGACTTTGTAAGCCAACTTAACTTCTATACATTCTCTGGAACTGCAAGAGGTCTTGTGGGATCGTCGAGAATGACCCAAGAACAGCTTTTAGACCCCGACCTAGGTCAAGGTATAGCCAAGCTTAAGGCACTCCGTATGATCAAAAATGAAGGCCTTGTTGGCAATTTTGGTCGAGAGTATAAAGGAAAAAAATATTACAAACGACCCAAGATCGAGTTTCATAAAAGAGTGACAACTCCTCTTGTTCAAAGCCAACTCACGTTTGATGAAGTTTACAAAATGCCCCAGACAAAAGGAGAAGCATGGAAAATGATAGAGACTTTAAAAACAAGATAAACAACCTTGTTGGAATCATCCCAATAGCAGGTCATGATACATACGACTTTGACCAACCTTGGCCTGATTGCATGATGCCCATAGGACCCTCTTACAGCCTTATAGAAGCAGCGGTTGTTGAGTGTGCATGGGCAGGGTGTAAATCAATCTGGATTGTCGTGAATGAGGATATAGGCCCTCTAGTGCGTAAGTCCATAGGGGATTGGTGCGGTGATCCTGTGTGGGCACATCGAAAGTTTGACCCAATGCCCGGTCTATCTAAAAGGAGGATTCCGATCTATTATGTTTCTGTCAATCCTAAAGACAGGTTTAAGCGAGATTGCACAGCGTGGTCAGTCATCCATGGAGCCTTAACCGCTTTTAAGGTCATGGCTCAAGTTTCCGACTGGATGACTCCTACAAAATATTATGTATCGTTCCCGCATGGTTTTTTCCCAGCGTGGCAACTTCGAGATCATAGAAAGATAATTGCTTCCGAACAAAACACCTACGTTTCGTTTAACGGAAATACCGTAATGGATGATAATTTCTGCTCTTTTACATTTGGTAAAGATGAGTGGCTTGATTTTAGAAGAATCATAAGAACAGGAACTGGCAAAAGGGTTCCAGGCTCTACAATTGAAGATGACTTGTTGCTTGACCCATCAGAGAGATGGTCAGCTAGATACTTTCCTTTGTCAAAAGTTTTTGAACCACTGGACCTAAATACGTCACACGAGATTAAGGTAGATAATTACTTTAACATACGAAATTGGGAGGAGTATGGAGACTTTCTTTGTGCCTCTCGTGCTTTTCCGATTAAGAGACCTTCAAAGTCTATTTTGTATGGAACAAAATTTAATCCGGTGACCAAAAATGATCGAGAAATATAGATTTAAAAAATTATTAAATGAATATAAGTCTCTCGAATATGAATACAAGATGGTTAAAGAAATACTAAAAGATGGTCATTTAGATTTTGAAGTATTTTATCTTGAATGGTGTGCCTTAAGGGATATTGATCTAGATCAATTAAATAAAGACAACTACAATAAAGTAACCCATATTTTTGAACAAAATGAAACCGGAATTGTCCCAATAGAAAAGCCAAAAAAGAAAACTCAAAAACACAAAGATATATATAAAGCATTAGCCAAAAAGATACACCCAGACAAGCTAGATACGGCAGACTCCAACTACTGGAAAGATTATATGGATTTTAAAGATACAGTTAGCTCAATCGCTGATGAAAACTGGGGTAAATTATTTGAAATCGCTGATCGTCATGATATACATTTGAAAGATTATGATGTGATATGTGCAGACATCCAAGAGGATATAGATAGGATCAAAGCGGAGATAGAAAAAGAAAAAAATTCATACTCTTGGAAGTTGTATGAATGTAGGAGTGACGAATGCAAAAACAATCTGATAAAATCTTTTTTACTTCAACTATTTGGATGGAAAGAATAGGTAATTAGTCACTATTTATAGTATTAATTTGGGGATTGCTATGAAACTTACAAACAAGGAACTTAAACAAATCATTAAAGAAGAGCTTGATGCTGTCCTTTCTGAGAAAAAAGGTAAGAAGGATGCTTGCTATCATAAGGTGAAAGCACGATACGATGTGTGGCCATCCGCTTATGCCTCTGGGGCCCTTGTTAAATGTCGTAAGGTTGGAGCCAAGAACTGGGGCAACAAATCAAAAAAAGAAGGTTTAGAAGAAGAGTTTGAAAAGCATGACATGTATGATCCTGAGACTGGCGACAAACACAAAGCAGAAGTTGAGGCTGACCATGTCGATATGGCTGGCAAAGGATTTGTTCATGTCGATCCCAAGAAGATTGAAAAGATTCTGCGCGACGAAGGTGGAGCCGCTGGTATGGAACCATTCACAAAAGAGTTTGGTAAAGGCATGGAAAAAGAGATTGAAAAAGCTCTAGAGGAAATGCCAAACGTAGGACAACACGACGATGGTGATTATATTCTCTCAGATGATGAAGAAGTTAAAGTAGAAAAATAATGAACCTCACCAGAGAAGATTTACAGCGTATCATTCTAGAAGAGCTTGAAGCAGTTTTAGAGGCGAAGAGGTATCACTGGAACGAACCAGACTGGCATTACGATGGAGGGTATGGAGATCCGGAAGGACCTAACTCAAAATGGTATATGAAGATGGAAGCACTCAGCGTTAATGAAATAGAACTAAGAGGGTCTCTAGGTGCAGACGAACAAGTTGATGTAAATTGGGCAACAGGAAAAGCCGAGCAAGTTTCTCAAGATAAATTTGAATTTGGAAACAGAGGTGTAAAATTATTAGTTGCACCTTCAGGAGATCACACCAAAATTATAGCTTATACCGACGAGCAACCAGCTGGGTATATGTCTATCGCCCCATTTATGGACGGTGTAAAAGTGAACACCGTATCAGTAAAGCCCGAGGCCAAAGGTAAAGGGGTAGCATCAACGATTTATAAATATGTTATAGCAAATAACAATTTGTATTCTGGGGACTCTCAAACACCTGAGTCCAAATCTTTATGGCAAAACTATCTCGCGAGAAGATATAATGTAGTTGCTATCGATGTCAAAACAAAAAAACAACTTCCCTCGATCACTGATGGTGTCTATACTAAAGCAGGTGCACCTAAAAATAACATTTATTTAATGATAAAACAAACAGGCGGTTTGAAAGAAAGAAAACTAACCGACGCTGAATATAAGAAGAAAGGCGAGATCGCAAAGGCAATGAAAAGAGACAATCCAAGAATGTCTGATGAAGACATTTACCCAATCGCTACAGCAAACGCTAAGAGAGTCGCTGAGGGAGATCCAAAGACAGGGACGGGCAAGAAACCTGCAGGATCTGGCCGAAGACTATATACTGATGAAGATCCAAGCGACACTGTTTCGGTCAAGTTCTCCACAGTCCAAGACATCAAAGACACTCTATCAAAGGCAAGCTTTAAATCAAAGTCTCACAAGCGTCAATCACAAATTATCAACTTAATACATCAGAGGTCTAGAGCAGCCTACAAGAATGCTAAAGATCCAAAAGTAAAAGCAAGGCTCAAGAAGGCTTATGAATATGCCGAGAAAAGAAAAGAAGCGTCCAAAAGAAAGACAGCCTCAATGAATAAAAAGAAGAAATAAAACACTATTTAGTTCCAACACGAGGGTCTATTATGAAAGTTACTAGAGAAGATCTACAACAGATTATCAAAGAAGAAATTGATGCGGTATTATACGAAAGGTGTCAAAAGGGTTACAAAACCCATGACACACAGAAAACTAAAGAGATGTTTGGGAAAACATATCGGAACTGTGTCAAAGCTGAAGAGAACCTAGATAATGATCAGTTGGATGAAGAAGGTCTTAAAGATTGGTTTGATGATGCAGACGGCGATGGCCAAAAAGGATGGGAGCAAATCGGTGGAAAGTATGATGGAAAACCTTGTGCAAAACAGCCTGGTCAGAAGACAAAGCCAAAATGCGCCTCACCAGAAAAAGCAGCTTCAATGTCGAAGAAAGAAAAAGAAAGTGCCGCAAGAAGAAAGCGAAAAGAGGATCCAAACCCCAATAGAAAAGGTAAGGCTAAAAACGTGAGCACAAAACCAAAAAAAAGAGGAAAGAAAAAATGAGATTAACTGAAGCAAGATTGAAGCAATTAATTAATGATGAGTATCAAAACATCTTACTTGAAGCCTCGTTAAGCTCAGCATTACCACCAATTGACATCAAAGATCTTATTCCCAAAGCGAAAGAGATGAAGGCTACAAAAGGCGAAGAAGATGTGCTACAAGAGGCTGGAGGCCTCTTGCTATTTGCAGCAGCCCTAGCTTTCCCGAAGGTCCTCCAATGGATGGGCAAGGCTGCTAAGACTTTTCTTTCACAAGAAAAAGTCTATAAGTTTATAGCTGATAAAGTAGGCGTTATAGGTAAATTACAACTAGATGAAATGGTTCAACTTCTTACTAGTGACCTTGGAAACTTTATTCACTCGGCTTATCTAAATATAATTAGGTATTCTGTTGTAAAACCAATAAAACTATTGGCAAAACTTGGCGGAGAAGAGATGCCCAAAGAACAAGAGGATGAGATAACAGAAATCTTATTTATCATGTTATTGGTGTGTGTCGCAATAGCCGGTGTCTCAATGGGTCTCGGGACAATTACTGCTGGAAAAGCAGCTGGACACGGATTAGAACTGACTATTGAAGCGATTACAACAGCAATTAAGGCTTTTGAAACTACTGAATATGCTGGCGTGGTTCCTGCCGCACTAAAGTTTCTAGAAACAGCTAGTAAACACCATTAGGAGAAAGAAATGAAATTAACTAAATTGAAACTAACAAATGCGATCAAAGAAGTCATAAAGGAAGGAATCCTCCAACAGATGGAAGCCGAGAAGATTCTTCGCGACGAATTTTTCCGTGTTAAGGAGCTCAGAGCGCAAGGTAAGGCCACAGAAGAGGAACTGACAAAGGCATACGAGGACATGAAAAACCTCGACAAATCTCAGTTCTATACTGACGAAGAGTTAGCATCAGCGGAAGCCGAAAGAGCCGAGAGAGAACAACGTTACCAAGATAGACTTGATGCCGAAGATGCGGAAGAACGAGCAAGGAATGCTCGTTTGGGTCAAGACCGTATCGCCGCTCTTAAGATGAGATCAGGTTATGCCGACCGAGGAATTGGAATGGGACCGGACGATCCGGGCGATGTTGATGACTTATACCCCAACTTAAGAGAAGGTTTGATGTATGAAGGCGACGACTCCGTGCTTGCTC